CCCATCAGAGGTAAGATTTACAAAAGTTTTAACAAAATATTCAACAGAATACAATAATTCAATATTTATTCAAAATTTATGTCAAGAATTATCAATGGATAAAAATGATATGTTTGCCTTTTTCTTGGATTTAAAAAATAAATATAGTGATAATGAAATATATCTTTTATTTGAGAATTATGATATATCAAAATTAGATGTTAGTCGTATTTATAGATATTTAGATAAATATACAAAGGAAAATGCCGCAGAAACTGAAGATATTGTATTTTCGGATGATGATATGTAGAAAAGTATAAAAAATAAGTTTTTATAAAAATAAAAATTTATTTATAAAAATATTAAATTATTGCTTTCCCAAGTTTAATCGTTTTCTTGCTTCCAAATTTTTATTGGTCCATGATTCTTTTACAACTTGGTTTAAAAGATTAAACTGATGATTTTCATATTGTTCCGGACTATCATAAAATAAAACTAATGAATCTTTCCTACCTTTATTACCAGTAGCATCAATAATTTTGAAAAATAAATCTTCATTTAAACTTCCAACTAAAAATGGAGTTTTAGCACCTGTAACAGCATTTCTTATTTTTGTTCCAGTTTCTCCTGAACCAAAAAGTTCAACTGTTACTTTGTCATAATATTTGCCATCAATCCATTTCATTTTCAAAACTTTAACATATTTATCATATTTTGTATCAGTCTTTTTTACTTCTTGTAAAATATTATTTTTATTTTTAGAAGTTAAAACAATATCATTTTCAGTATCAAAAAACATATTTTTCTCGTAACTCATTAATCCCTGTTATAAAATATAATATAGCTTTATGTTGTTTTAAAAATATATTATAATGAATCATTTTTTTCCTGATTTGTAATCATCTAATTCACTCGTAAGTAATCTTATTTTTTTTAATAATTCATTAATAAGATATGATTTTTCTGATAATTTTTTTTCATATTCATTTATTATATCATTATTAATTGGTTTATTAATATGGGATAAAAATTTGTTTTGGGATTCTCGCATTTTATTATGTTCTTCAATTCTTCTAGCTCTATCTTCTTCTAGCTGTTTAATTTGTTCCATTACTTTGGGTTTATTTTCTGGTCTACCAGGTTCATAATTTACTAAAACTTTATTCATATCATACATATAAAATTGTTTTAATACAGGATCTTTTATAAAATCATCTACTGTATATTTAGATAAAACAGCTTTTGTTGCTTCTGGATTTTCTAATAATTTTTCTTTATTTAATGAATTGTGTTTATGTGAAAAAACCAATATAGATTTTAAAGTATCTAATTGAATCAAAGGAATAGTATATCCTTTTGTAAATTGAGTTTCTTCTGCTAATGCTTTTTCATCATCATATTTAGTTTGTTTTAATAATTCTTTCCTGAAGGCAAATGTAGCGGCTGTTGAATGATATTGTTTATATGGACCGCATTGGTAAATACAATTTCTAGATTCAAAATAAACATGCATTTCAGATGAACCAGCGATTAAATATTGAGGATTTTGTAATAATGTTTCAACCGCATGTGAAAATCTTTCCTCTGGATAATAGTCATCATCATCCATATAAATAATAATATCTCCTGAACACTTGCTATTTGCTAAATTTCTTTTTTTTCCTAATAACATTTTTTCTTCATAATAAAAATATTTAACTTGTGGGATATGTTGAACTAAATCTCCAATAGGATCGGTTCCATCATCAATAATAATCCATTCAATTCTGTCTTTTGGATAAGTTTGATTAAAAAAACACTTGATCATATAAGGGATAAAGGGTCGTCTATTAAATGTAGGAGTAACAACACTAATAAACGGTAATGAATTAATGGTTTTATTTTTTCCCATTATAACAATTTATAGAATATTTTTTAAAATTATATTTAAATTCTTTATTATACGAATCTTATATTATATTTTTTTTTTCCATTCATTTTGTATTGTTTTCCTCTGCTTTGAAATCCACCGTTTTGAAATCCACCGTTTTGTTCTTCAGGAATAGCACAAACATTAAACGGAACCGCATTAGAATTTACATCATTTTTATTAAATGTTACTTTTGTTTGGTTAATTCCAACAGATTTAGTAAATCCATTAGTATTAACTTCAGGATTTTCAATTCTATATTCTCCTATAATGTATAAAATAATTAAAGCAGGAATTATGGCTAGAGCAATATCTATTGTAAAAAAATTAAACGCATTAAATAGTAGACCAATTGAAGCCAAATCCAAGAAAAATTTTGATTTATAACTAAAAGAATCTAATATTAAATTTAATACATTGTAATTTTTATTATTAACTTTACCACCAACAGCTAATGGTGTTATAAAAGAATATAATGTCAATAAAAATGGCGTTAATAATGCGGAAATTAAAGCACCAAAACAATTAATTCCAAGTAATACTAATGGAATAATTCTTAAAAATGATATTTTGTTAGTAGGTTCCCATTTCTTTTCATTATTTTCCGAAGCAGCTCTAAAAAACTGAGGTATATTTATAATATGGTAAAAAAAAGTCCAAAGATATGAAACACTAAAAAATATAAAAAATAAAGGAATTGCGATTAAACCATAAATTAACATTATTACAGATTCAGGAAAATAACTTAAATAATAAAAAATTATATTAATAATCTGAAAGTTAGTAGCAATAATACTATCAAAAACTTTGGAATAATATAAAGCAGTATTGGCAAATACACCAGATTCAGGTTTGGCTTTTAATTTTAAAGCGCATAAAAAGCTATCTTTGAAACTAGCTAAATATTCTTGAGAATCAAAATTGATTTTTTGTGAAATTGTATTTTCACTATTAAATGAGAAAAAATCATGCCAAGGTTTAATAACATTAATATCAATTGGTAAATCTTTAATTATTCTATTAATATCTGTAAAAGGTGCTAAACTACTATTATCAGGTAAAATATTAGATTGAGCAACTTTAGTAGTATATAAGCCAAAAGAACCAATTATAAAAACAAAAATAATTATAGTTCCAATAGTAACAACTAAATAATAAATTAAAAATGGAATAACTTTGTTTTGTTTTGTTTCTGAATTTGTATTATTTTTTTTATCATCAATTGTATTAGTATCTTCAGTAGACATTAGTTATAATAATTATATATAAAAATTTTTATAATAAATAAAAATCATAATTAGTGATCATACAAAAAATAATATTATTGTATATTAAATATGAATTATAAATATACAATAATATACACAGGAATCTGTTTATTACTTTTTTGGATAATAATAAAATGGGGTTCATCAATAATTCAAAACTATTGTTTTAAAAATAATTTGGTAGAGGGTTTAACTGACTTTGAAAAATATTCTTATAATGTGGTCCCTTATCCAAAAGATGCGGTAATAAATTATAATGATATAAATTCTCCACTATATAGTCACACTGTAAATTTACCATTAACTGATCGTGTTAGTTGTCAGAATTTTTGTGGACCTAAGGCTCAATGTGCTATAACTAGAGAGCAATGTACAGCAGATATTGATTGTTATGGTTGTAATCCAGGTCCAAAACCATTAAATAGTTGTGTAACAAAGGACGTTGCTCCATATGATAATGGTGGAAAATTGACTCAAAATGAGGGTTTACATTATAGTTCATTAACAACAGGATATGATAATCATGGTATAGATTTTGAAGAAATTTATCCGGGTTCCAAAGAGGCTCAAATAATAAAGCCATATTTGGGAGTTGATAAATGGAGTCGTGGATTTAACGAAGGATTAAAATTATACAATAAAAAGCAGGAATTATATGATAAATATCAAGAAGAAAAATATAATTTGGGTGATACAGAATCAGGAAAAGTTCAAGATTTTGAGCCTAAATATCCGACAACAATTTCAGCAACAGGAGCATTTTTTGAAACCACACCTCCTGCTTCCAATGCGTATCTAGTATAAACCCTAACCCTAACCCTATTATGTCGCATACATTAAACCAACATTTCCACCAATAAAGTTGACAACATTAATTCTTTCTTCAAATAAATGTAAATCAAAATTATAATCATAAATACGCCATGTAGGTTTATTAATACCAATAACATTACCTGTTTCTGGATCACATATTGTTAAACTTTGTGCTAATGGGTCCAATGGTGGGATAATAGTAGTAAATTCTAATTCAATTTGTGAAAATCTACTCATATTTATTGCTCCTGATGGTTGTAAATCAGAATTATTTGAATGAATACCAAAATTATAACAATATAACCCATCGGGAGCATTGCCAGAAGTTCTAGTATATTTCTCAATATAATCAAAAATACCAGCAGCTTGAATATTTTCTCTATAGGCACCATCTAATAAAATACCCATAGCTACTAAAATTGGTTTTATATTTTGAAGATTATATGTTTGATTTATTACTAATCCAGTTAATGTACCATCTGGATTTACACCTGGTCCTATTGGTACAGGAACTAATGCTCCTCCTTGAGTGCGATAAATAGTATAATTACCAGATGTTGGAGCTTGTATTACATTGACTGGTCTATAATTATATGGCCAATTTGTATAATTTGACCATTCATTCCTTAAATTAGCATCACTTCTTTGGAAATAAAATAACCAACTTGAAACCATTCCTAATGAATCTAACTCTATTTTGTTAGGTCCAGTAACATTAGGAAATATTTGTTCATGAACTTGTTTTATTAAATACTTTTGCTCTTGTAAAGCAAACAATCTTTCTTCCTCATTTGATAAAAAACAATAAGTACAATTTAAATGAATATCAGCATTCCATATTCCTCTTTGATCTGGATATGAAGTTATATCTAGACATAAGTCGGGTGGAGGATGTAAAAAACGATAAAATTGCATATACCATGAGTTAAAATTAGGTGCTATATATGGATAATTATTAAACGCATCAAATACATCACGTATTTGAAATAATTGATTAATAGGTCTAAATGTAACATTGATTTGTAATTCATTATATTGTAAAGATGTTAATGGAAACGCCATTTGTGATTTTAATCCAAACCAATTATTTAAAGGAATATATAATATTCTACCTCTAATAGAAGGTTCAGGACCTGCTATTTCATCGGTATAAAAAGCATTTGGATATGAATTTACGCGTGATTCAGCATTGGCTGGATCTACTAATTCAGGAATATGCCCAATCATATTATAAAACAATTCCTTTTTAGTAAGAGAAAAATCTCTTTGAACCGCAGCTAATAAATAATCTCCAGAATATTCTTGTAATGTATAATTACCACATGTAAAACTAATTTTAGAAATCATTTTAGCTCCAATATATTCAATCCATTTGAATTCATATGGAGCCCATTGTTCTATATTTCCTAGACCTTGTGCGGTTGTTTGTTCTGTAATTTGCTGAGGTGGTAAAATAGGAGACCAAATATTTGGTAATATAACAGATATATAACAATCCATTAAAAGATCAGCATATCGGGGAATTTTAAACGTAAATGAAGATTCTTCCGACAAGCGCAAAGTTTTTGAACCTTCATAATCTACCCTAAATTTCTGTAACCCAAAATTAGTGTATTGATGATATGTTGATTTAAAGAAGCTTTTGCTTGGGTTACCATTTAAAATTATATTTTGTTGTCCTTGACTTACAAGTTGCATTAAACCTCCTGCCATATTTTTATATTATATTATATTATTTTTAATTCTTTATTCATCATAATATAATTTTATAATATTTCTTATTTCTAAATAATTTATTGATAATTTTAGAAATATAAATTGTTTAATGGTATACTTTTTTTTAAAAGTATAATATAGTATGAATAATATTTCAAACGCAGAACAAAATATATCTAACGTAGTAAAAAATATTACTCAGATGAAAGAATCCACAGCTGTAGTATTATTAAGTTGTATTATATTTTTAATAATATTAATTTCATTTTTATGTTATTTTTATTATAATGGGTTAAGAGGTAGAGAATGTAAATATATGAACAAACTTTACGGTGATCTTAATGGTAAAATAAGATCTATAGATGAAACAGATCAATTTAATTATACATTTAAGGATTATTATATTAAGACAGCTTATAATTGTTGTAGTGGAGGAAATTATAAAAATGATTTTGTAGACACATGTAATTTAAAATCGCTTTTAAAACAAGGTGTAAGAGGGTTAGACTTTGAGATATTTTCAATAAATGATGGGCCAGTCGTAGCAACTTCAACAAGTGATAGTTATTATGTTAAGGAAACATTTAATTATGTAAATTTTGTAGATATAATGAATATTATAAGAGATTATGCTTTTTCCACTTCAACTGCTCCCAATTCAAGTGATCCAATTATAATACATTTACGTATTAAAAGTACAAATCAAGCAATGTATCAAAATTTTGCTAAGCTTTTAGAAAATTATGATTCCATATTATTGAGCAAAGATTATGATTCGGAAAATAATGGTAAAAATTTCGGTAATGTTCCTATTAAAAATTTACTAGGAAAAGTAGTCATTATTGTAGATAGAAGTAATATATCATTTTTAGAATGTCCTGAATTTTATAGATTTGTAAATATGACAAGTAATTCAGTTTTTATGCGAGCATTACATTATTATGATATTAAATATACACCAGATATGAATGAATTAATAGAATTTAATAAACAAAATATGACAATTGGTATGCCCGATAAAGGATCTAATCCGGAAAATCCTAGTTCCTTAGTTATGAGAGAAATGGGCTGTCAACTTTTAGCAATGCGTTATCAAACAATTGATGTAAATGTGGAAGAAAATGATATATTCTTTGATGAAAAAGGTTATGCGTTTGTATTGAAACCAGAAAATTTACGTTATATTCCTGTAACAATTCCATTACCACCAGCTCAAAACCCAGAATTATCATTTGCTACAAAAACAGTTCAATCAGATTTTTACAGTTTTAATATTTAATTATAATTATCATAATATAATTTTACTATTTCCAATAGATCAGTATTTTTTTCTTGATTTATTCGTTGTATTTGTTTTTCTATCTCCATTTGTAATACTGGTAAACGTGTATACAACATTGGATTAATAATTTTTCCATTTTTATTTTTATACTTATCAGGATTGAATCTAATAAATATAAATTTTCCGCTATGTATCATATATAAATCATCATAACGAATTTCTTCGTTATTCGCATTATAATATTTATGCTGATTTTCATCTGTTTCAATACATAACAATGTATTGCCTATTAATAAACGATGGTCTATTCGTCTTCTATTTACGCATTCGCAATTTCCTGTCCATAATGATTTATCATGTTGAAAACCGACAAAGTTTTTATTTATAAAATCTCTTACAGCTATTTCCTTTGTTTTTGAACGAATTTGAAATGTTATTGGGTCATTTGGAAATGTTTGTTGATAACAAAAAGAACAATAACCTTTATATTTACTGTTACCTAAAGAACCTAAACAAAAATTAGCCTTACATTTTTTATTAACTACATCAATCATATCAGATGTTTTACAATTTACACAAAACATCGCATTTAAACCCTTTAAATTATAACTAGGTCTAGCTAATCCACAACTACATTTTTCATGAACTACATCAATCATTTCTTCTAATTTACAATTGATACAGTATTCTGCCTTTAAACCTTTATAATTATAGCTGGGTCTCGATAGACCACAACAGCACTTTTTATGTTTTAAATCAATCATACCATCTAATTTACATTTAGAACAATATTCTGCGTTTAATCCTTTAAAATTAAATTGTGGTTGAACGCTGTTGCATTTACATTTTTTACTTTTTATATCTATCATTCCATCCAATTTACATTTAGAACAATATTCTGCTGTTAATCCCTCAAAATTAAAAGATGGACGAACACTATTACATTTACATTTTTTACTTTTTATATCTACCATTCCATCCAATTTACATTTAGAACAATATTCTGCTGATAATCCC